GGCTTGTGTCGGTGCTGTGCCTGCGCTTAACCAAACTAGACCCGAATAATCGTCACCGTTTAAAGTCCATTGTTTGCCTGCATAGTTTGTGGTCAAAATTAACGAATAGTCGATCATACGCCGATTTCCATAACTGTAATTGTAGAAATAACCCTACCCGTATAAGAAGCATCGGCGTTATCTGAAGTGCGATTGACATATTGCACCGCGCCGCTTGTGTTAAACATTTGTATTTTGTAGGTAGTTGCTGAAGTAGTTGCTGGACTGTCTAAAAAGTTAGTGCCGTACATAATCATAGTTTGCGTATTTGTTAAAGCAAAATAACCAGTAGTAGCGCGTGTTCGTGAACCTGCAGTATCAGCAATACCGATAGCGGTGCTATCGCGCATTAGTCTAAAAAAACCGCGCTCGCCGCTTGCCGTATCGTTAGCCGTATGCAAAAGAACCGAAACATAAACTTTGCTTGTGGCTAATGTAGGCGTGATAGATACTGACAAACCCGTAACATCAGTCCAAGTTACAGAAACTGACTGGCTATAAGTATCGGTTTTTACAGTTTGTACAAGTTGCAAAAGTTTGCCACCGCTTGCCGCTGGTCCTACAGTCGCCCACGCTGCGCCGTCATAATATTGCACAACATTAGTGCTAGACAAATAACACAACTGACCTTCAGCAAGCACCTTTTCATTAGCGCCACCAAACGCCGCATCACGCGTAACCGTAGTAGCAAAAACTGGCACGCCCGTACCAGCACTTATATTCATATTCGCTGCGGTTAAAATTTCGCTTGCCGCATATAGCGGAACTGAAGTCTGTTCGTTTGCCATAAGTACCTTTCAGATTACCCTAAAACATTCTCTGCATCAAGGATGCCATACACGGCATCATCAAGTATCAGCTCATAAACAATCACTGTAGGGCTTGTAAATAAACTGATCGTGTGCCCGATACTGAAATCTAGTCTGTGCTCGATACCCTCTACCGCTAATTCTTGGGCTAATTCCGTTGTACCGCTACCACTGGGAAAAGTTTTCTCTATGGTAATTGTGTTGCCTATTTCAACTACCGCTAAAGCGTCTTTTTGTGGGGTTGTAAGCATGTTGAATTGTGTGTCCACACTTGTGTAACGCGCTTCAGGGTTTGGCTCAAGTAGGTACTCTGCAAGCGTTAAAGCGGCTGCATTATTGTGCAGCAAACTATTTGTGATAGATAAAGCTTGCACAAAATAGGTTGCTTGGCTAGCCAAATTTTCGGCTGTTTGTGGGCTGCCGTCTATGATGTTTACCGTTGCCCGGTTAGTTACTTGATCCGCTTCAAAGCTGATCCCTAAACCGTTATAAGGCAGATTTGTGCCGTCATCGTGAAAGTCTGCTACAGCCGCGCTAAGCGTGTTGCCTAGCCTCGCTTGGAAAACAAGATCCCCTGTACGCGACATGAAAAGCCTGCCTTGCTCAGCTTGGTTTATGTCTGCACAATACTGAGCAACATTTGTCCCCTGTGGCACTGTGAAAGCTGCAGCGCCACCAAGCGTTTGTGTGCCGGTGGCTATTGTGCGTTGCCCTGCTGGGAAAGCTACTTCAGGTAAATCTAAAACAGCTGTAAGTCGAGCGCTTGAAAGTTGCTCGCTGACATTAAATTCATCCATAAAAGTTTGTGCCAAAAGATAAAACTGATCCGCACAATAAACAGTAACCGTATCTAAACCGCCTAAAGCAAAATTGTAATTGTAGTTAATTATGTAGCCGTTAAAAATATCTTGTGCATCGTTATTTGTGTCGTATCTTTGCAGTTTTACTTTGCGTAAAGGCGCTAAGCCGGGCTGTGCTGTCGCTGCATCCCAGTAAGGCGACTGCTCATCAAAAGGGTTAAAGATGCCTGAAGTGTCAAGCATCGTGAAACTCATAGTGCCTGCACTGAACTGGTCGCCTACATCCTCGCGCCCCCGTCTAGCAACCACATTTGTGCAACCATCCAAAACCTCAGCAAAGTTAGTTGTGCCATCTAAAACATAAACAGAATTATCAAGCACCCCAGCTACAACATCATCTAAAATAAAAGCATCCTGCAAGAAACCTGTATCTATTTGTAGCGAGTAGTTACCTGACCCGACTACGGCAACGCCTGCCATTACGCAATCTCAAGCTGCAATGGTCCGGCTGTGCGATTATAAGCACGCAAAGCATCAGTAACGGCTTGCCCTACTTCAGATTTAGTTGCTAGCTGGCTGTTTACATTTATTGTTACACCGCCACCACCTGCACTTGTGCCGCCTCGAATAGTGCCACGATCCACGATAGGTGAGCTCACGGATGGCGCTGAAATGCTTTCTGTGAACCCTGCCGCAATGCCTTTAACATCAGCAAACTTTATGCCCTTAGCGGCTAGCCGTGTATTAGCTGCAGCCAGTGCCGCTTCGACACCGGCTAAGTATTGTTGAGCGTTAGACACACCCGCACCATAAAACTTGGCTGCCGATAGTTCACCGATACGATCCGCGATAGCTTGCGTTTGCTCTACAAGAGTGTTAGCGCGCAAAACATTGCCGGATGCTGAAAGCAATTCTTTAGCGATAGCTGACCCGCTATCTATGCCGGCATCTATAACTTGCTGTAAAGCTTCCTGTGATAAGCCAGCTGCTAAAAGTTGCTCTACAAGTGCACCAAATTCTTTTGTTTTGTCTGCCTGTTTTTGTAGGGCGCTAAAGAAAGTTAGCCCGGCATCCTCGCCGCCTTCCTCAAAAGCTTTACCAAAGTTAAGTGCATCAGTTATAACATTCGCTACCGAACCACTAAAACTATTAAAAGCGTCTTGTGCTGTATCAAGTTTAGTTTTAGCATCATCAAGCGCTTTGCCCATGTAATCGCGCAAAACATCTGCAGCTTCTTTAGTTTTTTCTGCCATGATCTTGGCTTTATCTGCAACATCTTTTACAGCGCCGGCAGTTTTCTTTGCTTCAGTTTCTACCTTCGCCATGTATTCATCTATTTTTACGCCTCGAATATAATCAAGACTGAAACCGAGCCTGCCCATATCTACAGCCGTAGATTTAGCTGCACTGCCTAAACCTGTAGTGGCTGTGGCGGCAGCTTTGTTTCTGTTTTGAAAGATCAGTAACGCGCCACCTACTACTACTAGCCCAGCTGCGATAGTTGCCGCTGCTACGCCCGCTGTGCCAGCTGTAGCAACCGCTGCTAAAGATGCTGCATTAGCAAAGTTAAGTGCTGTCGCTACTACCGTTACAGCGTTAGCAATGACCTGTGCAACCTTGTATGCCACAAGCGCAGTAGCCACAGCCGCAATAGCTACACCTACAGCCGTGATAATCCCTACATGCTCTGCCGCCCAATTACCAAAAGCAATTAGCGATGGCAAAACAGCTTCAATAGCTGGCAGTAACGCTTTACCTATGCTTTCTTTAGCTTCACCTAAAGCAACATTGAGCCGCTTAAATTGTCCTTCAGCTGTCCCGGCAGCTACAGCCGCTGACCCACCAAAAGTTTTTGAAAGAGTAGCCATCACCTGATCTAGTGATGCACCTTCCTTAATCGCTGTTTTTAATTCAGGGCTTAACTTAGCGAGCGCTTTAGTGTTACCCCCGTAAGCGAGTGCTAAAGCATCGCTGACACTTTGTAAATCTTGCCCGGTAGCCGCAGCAATATCCATTGCCAAAGTAAGAGCTTTGTTAGCTGTGCTTAAATCTTTTGTGCCTCTAGTCAAAGCGGCGAAAGCTGGGCGAAGCTCATCATCTGAAACGCCTGTAGCCATCTGCATGGCGTTAATGTTTTGCTCAACTGCCGCTATCTGTGCATCAGTCGCACCGGTAACATTTTGCAAAGTTTTAGCCAGCTGTGCTTGTGCGGCTTCATCCTCTATCGCAGCTTTAACACTCAGCCCGGCAATAGCTGTTAAACCTGCGAGCGCTGCAACGGCTGGCAGAAAAGCCTTTTCCATGACGAAGCCAGCTTTTTGCGAACTAGTTTCAAGGCTCTTAAATTCGAGCAATGCCTTCTCAAACCCTTTGCTGTCAAGGCTCGAAATAATTGGGATGTTAATTGCCATAGCGCACCTGCATATTCTTATTTATAGCACCCATAACTTTTTCAACGATGCTTAACACTTCTTGCTCTACTGTGTCCCGGTGCATTTCTACTGCCGGATCTATAGCGCGTGGCTCATGGCTAGTTTCAGCATTTAAATTTGTTACAAAGATGCCGGGTGTACGCCTACCCGCATGGTCATAGATAGCACCGGCAGCATCCTTTTGCTGGATCACCATCAGCTGGTACGGCTTAGCTTTAAATAGCACCCTGTTTTCTGTATCGTCAGCGCCTTTAAATGTCACTACTCTTTCACGCGATGCAGAAGCACCTACTTTAACTTTGAACCCGGCACGCACAGTATTGTTATCCCAGCGAACATCACGCCCTTTAATAAGTTTGCCTTTAGCCATGTTAGATAGCGGCGCACCGTTGCCTTTACTGTTTGGAAAATCTTTTATCAAAGCTCGAGCGCTAACCAAAATCTTTTGCCCAGCGTTAGCAATGTCTTTAGTAATCTGTTTACGGTATTTAGGATCAAAACTATTTAACTCAGCCAAAGCTTCTTTAATGCCATGTACCTCTATGCGTGCTGTGTACGGCATCAGCGTGCCTTATTTTGTTTGTTAAGGATTTCTATCACAGCGTTTAAATCATCTATCTCGAAGCTTCCACCTGCCCAATAGCCGGTAGCGACAAGCACTTCAGCGAGCGCATACCTTACTGATCCTCTACGGCTTTTGGGTTGCTTTGATCTACCACCTTTATATCTTT